CCGCTTCGGCGGTGTTTTTTATTATACCATGTGTAGATTCTGCCTTGATATTTTTCTAAATGTAGGTTCATCTAATCTAACACCAGTCAATTCTTCTACCAACAATCCATCGTTATTTTGATTTATAATAGTAATTTTCCTAGAATTATCTGACACGATAGCACCACTATTATTTGTTGATGATAAATCTTGGTTCAATGATGTGGCGGCAGAAACTTCCGATCCTGTATTGTTTTCAGAAGGCACATCTTTCGCTTGTGGTACATCAGATAAAGTATCATTATCTAATGGAGCTTTTTCATCCTTAGTTGTAGGAACTTCACTAACTGTTGGTACACTTTTTACTTCGGGGGATTGATTAACTTCTGGATCACTTGTTGTTATTGGTTTAACAGGTTGTGAACTAACAGTAGAAGCAGCACCAATAGTTTTCTCATTGATTTTTTCAATAACTTTAACTGCTGTGTCTACAGGTTTTTCTGCTACCACAGGAACTGCTGTCACTGGTGATTCTACAGGTTTTTCTACTGGTTGTGCAGGAACTACTGGTGCTGGTGCTGGAGTTTCACCACCAGTTGGCTTTTTCTTTGTACCGTCATCATTATAATATGGTGCCCATCTTTCATTCCATTCTCTTTCATTTTGTGCTGCTGCTTGTCCTGTTCCAATATAGTCCTTTTTTGAACGGAATTTGTCTACCATTCCAGAATTTTTACCTTTTTCAGGAACACTATATTCTTTTGTATCTTCTGCAATCTTTTTGACTTTCTTCTTACCACCCATATCCTGCATTGCTTTTTGCTTGGCTTCTTTTTCTTCAGGTGTGCCATCAGGCATATCCATTACGGCCTGAGCTCTTTGTTTGCCGTTTTTAATAATATCTTCTAAAGCTTCTCTACCACCAGATTTATCAATCAATTTTTCATTATCACCTGCAAGTATAGCTTGAGCTTCGGCTGGAGAAAGTGCTTTATCATCATCTTTATTATTGGCAAGTTTCTGTAATAGGAATGCTGCAACAAGAGGTAGAGCCAACAAACTAAGCATACCCGACACAGGACCTAAACGAATATATTTTAACCAACCAAATTTTTCTAAAAAAGCTTCCAAAAATTCTAAAGGATTAAATGCATCTCCTTCTTTTGACATGGTTAATTTTTTATTACCACCAACTACTTTTTTACCTGTAATTGCTTCAATTAATTCCCTATGCCATTTATCTTTTGTTTCTTTTGACTTATCACTTGCTTTAGATTTTTTATTTTCTTCATCATATGATTTTTTGAGAATATTATAAGTTCTAGCCAACACATCAGCTAGACCAGAACCCTTATTCATTCTCTTTTGTTGACCTTCAGATATAGAAGAATAGGTTGCTCTTTCTAAATTGGGTATTCCACCAATGCCTTTACCTTTTAGTTGTCTTAATTTACCACCACTTTCATCTTTTTCATCCTCATTGTCTCTATTTGAATTTCCATAACCTGTAAATCTTTCAATGTCTTCCTCACTTCTACCCATTTTACGACCAATAATAGCACCAACTTTATCTCCAACTAATTTGGTGACCATGTTTAATGGATCAAATTTGTCTTTTATAGTGGCAACTTTTGCTTTGAATTTTTCTGATAATGCTTGTTGAATAGCTTCACTTATTGGAGTGCCATCATTAAACCATTTTTGAAATATAATTTCTTTTAGTGGTCCTGTTCTAAAATCTTGTTGGCCAGCAAGTTTTCTTTTTTTTCTATATCTTCTACCCTTACCACTACCTTGAGATAATTGTGGACTATCCATAAAAACAACTTTTGGTGACACAGGATTCGTTTGTGCCTTTGAAGGTGAACCTAATTTTATTTTTTCTGCACTACTTGCTGGTCGACCATAAGCTCCTGTTTTACCCAAGATATACCAATATCCTTTACTTTGGAATGCTGTTGGGTCCCAAACAAAGATTTCATCTCCGAGTCTTTTAGTTATTGGTAGTTTGTTTGCCATCTAATTTAACCTATTGTGGATTCAACAAATGCAGGATAATCAGGTAAACCTTTAGAAGCCAAAATTCTTGGTTCTGATTTATTGCCTACTTTAGTTGTTTGTGAAGAATTATTAGTATAAGTAGTTGGTTGTTGTCCGTTCAATTTTAAACCTTGATTTTCTGCTAAAAGAACATCCAATTTTGATGAAACATTACCTGGAGTTACTGTAGCCATAGCCATTTGATTACCAGGATTTACTCTTGCGCCATTTTTTATTAATTCATAATGTAGATGTGGTCCCGTACTATCTCCTGTGTTACCACTTTTAGCTATTTCAGTTCCCTTTTCTACTTTGCTTCCTAATTTTACATTCATTTCAGATAAGTGTGCGTAAATACTTTGTGAACCATCATCATGTTTTATTTGAATTCGTTGACCATATCCTTGTTTTAGATTATTAGGATTTTCCCATCCGGCTTTAATAACTAATCCAGAATCAGTAGCAAATATTGGAGTTCCAATTGGAGCTGCAACATCAATACCTTTATGGTCTTTTGTTACACCATTCAAAGTTCTTGATCCAAATCCACTAGTAATTCTAACACCCGTTGGAGCTTTACCCATATTTGTTGCCGTAACTGGCGGTGGTGTTGGTGACGCAGAAGGAACTGAAGTAGGAGCTGATGCTACTGCTGTTGGGTTTTGAGATTCTTGTAATGGACCAAAACTAAATCCTTTTTTAGACAATGAATCTTTATATTGTGCAACTGTCATTTTCGCAATAGTATCATTATTTGAATTATTGAGTCTTGTAAATAATTTTCCCATTAGTTTATCATCATTACTAGGATCTAATACCATTTTAGCGGCACCGCCATTACCTAAAAAATGTACCATGTATATAGCTGCTTCAGATGGTTCTACACCCCTTGATGTTAATTGTTTTGTTTGATATTCTAATAAATTGCTTTGTAGTTTCTCTTGATTTTCAGGACTAAATTTTGTATTTGCCCAATCTTTACCAAATACTTTTTGAGCTTGTTCTTGTAATGTTACTGGCATAAATTGATATTTACCTGCGGCTGCACCACCGCCACCAAGTTTACTCTTACGGTCATTACCTAATTGAATCACTTCACCAATTGTCATATCAGTTAAATTTTTACTGTAGGATCCTTGGCCTGTGTATGATGCATTACCAACTTTAATTTCATTAGTGTTATTTTTATATTCACCGGCAACAGCATTCATTACGTTATAATTACCTTGAGATTCTGAAGCACCAACTTTTGATAAAACACCTACACCAACTGCTACGGCCGCAGCGCCAGTAGCAACAGCAACTCCTTTAGAAACAAATGATGATGATTTTGGTACCGCATTTATTGGAGCATTTGCAAGTGATGTAGTTTGAGGTGGAGTTGTAGCTTCTGCTTCTTTGGTAGAACTTTTTTTTGTTTTTTTATCAGTTTTGGTTTTTTCTTTTATTTTATTATTTTTAATTATATTGATTAAGTCTTGATGCCTTCTTTTATCTTCATTGAATGTTTCTTTTTCAAAGTTCTTGGCAAGTTGTCTGGCTAGTTTTTTCTTTTCATATGAGAGTTGAACAAGACTAGCTAATTTAACGGCAACATCAGTAACAGAATCACCTTTAGTTAATCGTTTGATTTTACCTTCTTCAACTGTAGCATAGAAGGCCGTATCTACACTACCTAATTTTCTGTTACCTGATGATTTGAGTGGTTTGATTTGGTCATTACCTTTCTTTCCACCAAGAAAAGAAAAAGCCTTCATGACCTTCATTTTACCTAAAACTTTTGCAATATTTCCCATGCCAAATTTCTCTTGCATTTTACCAAAACCATCTTTAGTATCTTCAGAAATGTCTTTTTGTGGTTTTGATTCGGCAGGCAATTTTACATCGACAGCTTCGTCTTTGGGTTTACCAAGAGCTACCGCTTCTGCTTTGCTGGCCGCACGGCCAAATGAACCTTCTTTACCAGAAACAAACCAGTAACCCTTACCTCCAAATGCAGTAGGGTCCCATGCAAATGTTTGTTTATTGACTTTTCTTGTTATCATTTAGCGTTTTGTCTTTGCTTAATTTTTTCATTTTCTTCTTCAATGTATTGTATAAGCATAGCAACGTAAATTTCACGCTCCCAAGGTATCATATTTTCAAGTTCAAACAAACTATATTTGTGGTGCTGCATCAATGAAAAGTTTGTTTTGTAGTAATTCTTCAGATTGTCATGACGAAATGTTAGGCGAAAAAAGAGTCTAGACCCTCCACATGAATAGTATGATGAAAGCCACATTTTTTACAATCTACTTCTATACTCTTATTTAACTTTGGTAGATTATTGAAGAAGTTTTCTATTTTGTTAAACTGATCCTGGTTCAATGATTCGATGAACTCAATAATCTCATCTGGTTCTGATTCAGATGCATAGTAATATTGTTCACCATCAAAAATGTATTCAACACTTTCAGCAATCATATCAAAGGCCATATCAGTAACACTTTCAAACTTATTGGCACGTTCTAAAACAGAGAATTCTGGATATTTTAGTTTAACACTAATTTTATCATTGAGTTGAATAACATCATCTACAACATTAGTCATATCTGGTTGTATTTCTAAAACATTTAATTCAACATCCATTAAATTGCCACAAACTTTTTCTTCAACCTCATTTTCACATCGGTATCTATTTTGAACTACTTCACCAACAGACCTAGCTCGGAGATTGATGAAGTAAAATTCAACATCAATGATAGGTAATTTATCAATAACAAGGTCTTCGGTCAATGTACAATTATGTAACACTTGTCGAATGTTTCTTTCGATTGTTTCTTTATCGTCAGATTCCATGGCCATCATCAAATTTCGTTGTTCTTTTACTAAGAAAGGTCTAAAGCGTATTTTCTTTTTTGATAATGGTAATTCAAGGTCATAGACCGGGGTATCAATTTTTGGTAAAGCCATTTTATTATCACTCCATTAAGTTAAATTTACAATTCCGAATTAGGATTATAATTACTAAACAAATTTTCAGTATATTTTTTTATTCCAGGGTATTTCAAACTGCTCTGCCAGTATGTATATGCAAATACTACAGTCAATTTGTGGTGTCCTTCTGTTGACCAATCCAAATCCAATTGATTTACAGTAATAGGATAAGCATCAATTAATTCAATTTTATAAGTTGGTGAATCAGTTACATCAAATTGTGTAACTGTAATTAGGCCGCTATACCCACCAAATATATCTTCATCATCACCATACTTATAATTTGGATTATATTTAAATGATGGCAACACATCTTCCATCCAAGCATCAAAAAAGTACTTTGGACTCATATCATCAGAAACAATAAATGTAAGATTTAAATCGTTAAATTGTACTTGATAAGGGAATTTTTCAACAGGATTTGAACCAAACTTTTGTTCTGCTGTTGCATATGTTCGAGAAGGTAGTTCAGCAGTTTCACAACGTAACCTTAAATCTGCAGCTCGAATTCCTCCATAATTCTTTGACATAATCTCAACTTCAAACCGGCTTGGTCTAGCCAAATCAGTTTTAAAACTGTTCTTAAATTCTTGGAATTTACTAACTGCCATTTTGATTATTCCTTATTTCGTGTACCGAATCTTGCCACACCGTTTTGGCTGTGGCACCCTTAAACTGTTGAACAGGCAGCAAAGTTGCCACATCCCATTCATTTGGTTGAACGGCAAGTATCTTTGACCTGATATGACTGTTCAAATATCGTTTAATACAAGGCCGAAACGCTTTAAACCGCTTGGATGCGCTTAAAATGTCATAACTGACTCTCAACCTTTTAATCCCGTCCTCATCACCATGAATTGCGAAAGGCATCAATTTACCTAAAAATGCCACTCTATACTGTATTGGCAAATAATGTAGGTTAAGTCCTAAAAACCCATCTGTATGTTTTTCTAATGTCAATACCAAAGGGAATTTATCATAATAATCCAAATCATCTTTACCTTTTGGATCATAATAAAAGTAATATAGATTACCTAAGATGAACCGATTCATATTTCTATGTTGTTCGGTTTTAATTCCTGTTGCTAACTTAACTGGATTTTTTAACTCAGCAATTTTTTTCAATAACCAAGCATAAGATTCTCTTGTGGACATTTTAAGTCCTTGAGATTTTCTTGCGGCTGTTATTTCAGTTAATTTAGATGTCATTCAGTTATTTAGTTACAGACCTAGATGGTCTTCCGTAATCAATTTGAATTCCCATCCACGGTCTAAGCAATATTCGTTAGCTGCTTTCCATTTGGCTTGATTGACACCCCACGTTTTAACTTCATTGATAAACTGTTTTGTTTTTCTTTTTTGTGGATCAGGTTGTGCCGTTTGTTTCTTCGGTTTAACCTCAAGCATCATAGTTGATAATTTATTGTCTTTAGTCCTAAATTTGACCAGAAAGTCTGGAAAGTAACGGTGCCAGCGATTATCTACAGGTGATATATAAGGAATATAGAGTTCTTCTGATGCCCATGTTATAATAGAATCATTATTATCTAACCACGACATTACTTTAACTTCCCAAGATGAGCGATATACTATGTTGGTGGGGTCGCCAACATACTTTTCTGGGTGTTTTGGTTTAAATAGTCCTGAATATGCCATAAATAGTATGTATACCAAATTTAAGAGAAAAAAATGGCAGATATAAAAATAGCAGATATAAAAATAGCGGACCTCAAACCAGGAAATTTACCACAATATAAGGGTCCATTAAGTAAACTTGATGCTAGAAGTAATGATTTAACTGTGGTTAAGTATCCTAGTGATTTGGGAAATGCAACTTCAGGAAAAAATAATAAGAATCATTGGGTTTCTTTTAGGATTTATGATATTGAACCAGCTGGTCTTTTAGATGAAAAAAGAAATAGTTCCGGTCAAGCTACGTTGGCATTACCAACTGCAGGCGATGTTGCTACAGCTGTGGGGGGTTTTACTACAACCGTCGGATCTTTGGCAAGTAGTACAATTCTTGGTGAAGCAGTTAAAATTTCAGGCGACGGCATTAAATTATTAGGTGATGCTTTAAAAACTGGGTTTTCATTATCACCACAAATTAGTTCAATAAAATCTTGTATTTCTCTTTATATGCCAGACACTTTAAATGCGACATATGATGCTAATTATGAAGAAATGAGTTTGACTGCCGATTTGGGTCAAACAATAACAACACTTAGGGCAATAGATAGTTCATTAGGTAGTTTAAAACCAGGAGGTAATTCTATTGGTACCAATCCAGCCGTTCTACAAGCTATACAAGGAACTTTAGGTGGTAAAATATCAGGACTTGGAATTAACTCAGATAATTTAACCACATTATTACAAAGAGCTCAAGGTTTTGCTTTAAATCCTCAATTACAAATGGTTTATCGTGGTACAGGTCTAAGAAGTTTTCAATTATCATTCACATTCACACCAAAATCACCAAATGAAGCACTTCAAGCAAATAATATTATTAATCAATTTAGATTTTATTTTTCACCAAGTTTAGCACAAAGAATCGGTTCAATAACTCAATCAACTACAAATAGTATGTTTTTAGTACCACCATCTGTATTTGAAATTGAATTTTATGTTAATGGTAAAGAAAGTGTAAATTTACCTAGATATGGTCGTTGTGTTATGACTGGTTTAGATATAAATCATGCGCCGAATGGTTTTGCGGCTTATGATGATAGTTCGATGGTACAAACAACATTACAAATGTCATTCAAAGAAATGGATATTCTCACAAGAGATAATTTCGAGGATGAATCTAATTCAAGAAGGTAACTATGTTATATTTCGATACTTTTCCCTTAGTTGTTGCTACAGATTATAAAAATAATGCTATTTTATTGACCAATCTCATGGCCAGAGTGGACATTATACCATCACTACTTAGAAATCCATTGTTATTTTATTCATATGACTTGAAAGAAAGTGATAGACCAGATATACTAGCACACAAATACTATGATGATTCAAATAAATTTTGGATGATTCTTTATGCCAATGAAATTATGGATCCTTTATTTGATTGGCCTTTGACTTCTCAACAATTCGATGCTTATTTAAAAAGTAAGTATAGTGTAGCTGCTGGTGGTGATGCATTTGTTCTTACATATACTACAAGTACCATAAAAGAATATAGAAAAACAATTACAACTTATGATAGCACATCATTAGAAACTACAACAAAAACTGTTGTGGTCGATTTGACTACATATAATAGTATAACAACAGGTTCAACTACAAAATCATTTGGTACTGGTAAAGCTTCTGTAACTAGAACAATATCAAAATCCGCTGTCAGTATCTATAACTATGAAGTGGAATTAAATGAAGCAAAACAGAATATTAAATTAATTAATTCTTCATATAGTAATCAACTTGAAAATGATTTGAAAACATTGATGGCTCAATAAAATGGCAGGCATAAAAAGTCAATTAGATTATTCATTAACGAATCTGACGTTATTAACTTCGGTTACCACGTTTGACTTAAAAAATACTATGCAAGAGATATCTTATAATGAAGATATATTTAATAATGTATTATCCGGTTATGTAATGATAGTTGAAGCTTCAGGTTTTATTGAAACATTGGCTATAAATGGTACTGAGTTTCTTCGATTGACTTTTAGTAAGTTTGGTGATAGAAATAATCAAATAGACAAACTATTTCGTGTTTACAAAGTAGGTAAAAGAAAGCTTGAAGGTACGATGTATAAAGAATCGTATGTTCTTTATTTCTGTTCAGAAGAATTATTACTATCTGAGCAATACAAAATTAGTAAAAGATATAAAAACCAATTAATTTCAGATAATGTTAATGATATATTAAATAATTATTTAAAAATACCGAACAATAAAAAAGGTACTATTGAAACTACTTATGGTAAATATGATTTTCTCATACCAACATTAAAACCATTTGATGCTATTAATTGGTTGACAAATTATGCTAGACCTAACCCACAAAATCCTGGTGCTGATATGTTGTTCTATGAAGATAAGAATGGATTTCAATTTAGGTCATTACAAAGCTTGATGAAACAACAATCATATTATACCTATACATATAAACCAAAGAATATTAATAGTAAAGATTTAAATACTGATGCACATAATGTAATAACATATGAGTTCTTAGATTCTTTTGATACATTAAATGGTATTACTTCAGGCACCTTTGCAAATCAATTAATATCTCTTAATGTATTAACACGGTCAAAGAAAGTAACTAATTTTAATTATGACACATATCAAAAAAGTGCCAAGAATTTAAATCCTTATGGTATTATTGATGATTCAACAAATAGAAATGGTGATAACTTAAGCCAAACTCCACAATCCATGTTAAAATTAATATTTTCTAATTTTGATAGTGGTACTAATTCGTATGTTGCTGGAGTTCCGGGTGCATCAGGAAATGATATATATGCTGAGACATTTGTTCCTTATCGAACAGCACAACTAGGATTGGCCAACTATACAAGATTAAGAATATCTGTACCAGGAGATTGTAATTTGACTGTAGGTCGTGTTCTCACATTTAATTTAACATCGAGAAACACAAAAAACAACGGTGCGCTCGATAAATATTACTCTGGGAATTACTTTATTACTGGTGTTCGCCATATTATTGATTTAACTAGATTTAGAACTATATTAGAAATAACAAAAGAAAGTGTGCCAACTCCATACCCAGCAAATAGTAATAAATCTCCTTTGTGGTCCAATTCAGTAAAAGGAATTATATAATGAGTAAAGGTGTGAACAACCATAATTTTGCCGGACTTAATGGTTTTGTTTGGTGGATGGGTGAGATTGTAAATAGATTTGATGACTTAGGATTAGGTCGTTGCCAAGTAAGAATATTTGGTTGGTATGGTGATGAAATTCCAGTTGAAGATTTACCTTGGGCTTTTCCAATGATTCCAATAAACAACACAAGACATTTTGAAGCCCCATCATTAGGTGAATGGGTTGTTGGATTTTTTATGGATGGTGATTCTGGTCAATTTCCTATCATGATGGGTGTTATACCTGGAATTAAACAAGACAATGATTACGAATAAAGGATAAAAAATGGCGGCGTTCTCAGTAAAAGTACCTAAGATGATACCTGTTCCAGGAAAATATGGAAAGTTAAAAGAGCCAAATCCACCAAAAATTGTGGCAGAAGCTGATAAAATAATAGCAGGATTACCCACAGTTCCAAAAATAGCTAGAGGCTCAATTGCAAATACTTCAATTGCACTATCAAATGCTGAAATATGGCACATTTGTGACCCAAAATCACGAATTGCTTTTACATTAGCAACAAAAAATTCTGAATTAAACCAAGTTATACAAGAAATTAGAGATAAAATTGTAACTGCATTAGTTGGTGATGGAACAAGTCCTGTTATAACGGCAATTAAACAATTTATAAAAGATGCTTTAGCAGTTTTAAAAGTAATTCAAAATACATTGACTTATATTAATGAACAAATTCTAGCAGCAAAAGAACTTATTGCTGAAGTAAATTTTTTTGTTAATGTTGTTAAAAGTTTACCACAAAGAGTTGCTGCTACTTTGACACAATGTTTAGCTTTATTACAAAATGCTTTAAAAAAGGCAACAACATTTGTAGCAGGTCCTGAATTGACAGATTTGATAACAACAACTAAAGATATTATCAATCAATCAAATCAAGCTGTGGCAGGAGTTAACGGATTAACTACAGATTTAAATAACTTACAAACAAATTTAGCATCTGTTCCTTCTGCATTATCATCTGGAATTGCTTCTGCTTCAACATCACTCACAGCAAGTTTGAATAGTTTTACAGGTAATGTTACAAATATATCAGCTGCAATTACCGATGGTAATGGAACACCACTTGCTCAAATAAGTAAATCGAGACCTTAATCATGGCAGATAATATTTACGGAAGTACATGGACTACATCCGCAAACACACAAGTAGGATCATACCCATACATTAACTTTACTCAAACTGAGGCAGGTCATATGGATATGAAAGATGATACGCCGGGTAGTGAGTCCATGAGGCGCCAGCATGGTACAACAGGTACATATGAACATTGGTATGCTAATGGTGATGCTGATGCTGTGGTTAAAGGAAATAATTTTGTAGTTATTGTAAAAGATAATAATGTTTCAATTCGAGGTGTTTGTAATATTGAAGTATATCAAGATTGTAAACTTACTGTTCATGGAGATATGATATCAGAGATAGACGGAAGTTTAAAGGCAAGTGTTGGTGGAAAATCACACATACATACTGCTGGTAGAGTGGATTTGTCAAGTGATGGTGATATTAATATTACTGCTGGTTCTGGAGATGCACTAACTGGACTTGGTGGTGGTACTATATTTTTAAATAGTCCAGCAGATGTAGTTGTTAGTGGTGACCTTCGTGTACAAGGCGCAATCACAGCCACATCTATATCATCTAAAACAAATGTTACTGCTGGGTTTAAAGTTTTTGCTACTGGTGGATTAGAAACATTAGGTGGTGTAAATGTTGGTTGTGTAACGCCAGGACCTTATGTTCCAACAGGAATTTTAACTTCTACTGTATCGATGAATGCGCCGTTATCGTTTCAAGGAATTTCATCATCAATTTTAGGATTTGATTTAATGAATACACTCATATTTACTGGTCATACACATATTTCCACTAAACCAGGTACCCCTACTACTCTTAGTCCAACTCCAATGCTTACAGGTTAATATATTATGCCAACAGTAAATAATACTACGGGTGTATATTCCGTACTAAATTATAATTTTAGTGACCCAAATGGGTATATACAAGTAATGGATGCAAATACTCAGTCACATATGAATTCTATGCCTGCTTTCATTACTGAATGGCAAGCCACAGATATTAAAAATAGTGATGTTGGTGGATATTATTATAATTCTGTTGCACCTGTGACACAACGTATATGGAATACTGCAAATTCAATTATGTCAATAACTGCTAATGTTGCAAACCTAAACACAAATTCGGCAATTTATATAGCTGCATCAACTTTGGCATCTACATCAAATACATTTTTGATTCACACAAACAGGTTATCAAATGTTGATCCTTTTGGAGGTCAAGATATTGACCAACCGTTCTATCTAAATGCTTTAAATTTTGGTAGAATGGCAATGTATGTTACCAATCAAACTGATGGTATTATTAATACTTCACCAATAATGGGTAGTTTTACTAGCCTCTTAGTTACACCACAATTGACTGCGAATTCTAATACTATTAATACTTATGTCACATTAATATCTGGTAGTATCACAACAGAAACAGATATTGAAACTGGATTAACATCAAATACATCAAATCTAACAAATTTACAGCTTACTCAAATTTATTCGGGATTAGCAAACACAAACAATTTGATGGGTGGCAGAAGAAATGCTGATGTAACTTATTATAATAATCTAAGGAATTTTGTAAATAACTACAATACCGTAAAGGCCATTGGTAATTTAAGTGAAACAGAAAAATACTTGGCGAACAATTTTATAGGAACACAAAAACTCATTACAAGAATTAATTCCTAATAGCGTATAAATAAAGAATGGCAAACTTACAAAAAATATACTCTGATTTAGATTTAACTTTTAAAAAGTTACCTGTAACCAATGATGTTGCTTTAAGTTATGATGAACAGGCTGTGGTTCGTTCTGTTAGAAATCTACTATTAACTGGTTTCTATGAGAGACCTTTTCAACCAAATATAGGTTCAAACTTAAATAAATTGTTATTTGAGCCTGCTGACCAGTTAACCTCAAATTTGATTCAGAGTGAGGTCAGAGATGTGATTTCTAATTTTGAACCAAGAGTTACAGTTAATACAATCAATGTGACAATATCACCAGATGAAAATTCATTCAATTTAAGTATGACTTTTTTTGTGGGTAACAATACAAGAGCAACCACAGTCACTTTACTTCTTCAAAGGTCAAGGTAATGGCTTCAAATACAAATATAAACATCACACAATTAGATTTTAGTTCAATCAAATCTAATTTTATCACTTATTTACAATCTCAAGACACACTTAAAGATTATAACTTTGAAGGTTCATCAATGTCCGTTTTACTGGATGTTTTGGCATACAATACACAATATAATGCTTATTATTTGAACATGGTTGCCAATGAGATGTTTCTAGATTCTGCTTTACAAAGAAGTTCTGTTGTTTCTCATGCCAAATTGTTAAATTATACACCAAAGTCTGCTATCGCTCCTTCGGCCGTAATATCTTTGATTTTTAGTGGTACTGCAAATACAGCCTTTACACTACCTAAATTCACTAATTTTACTTCTGAAGCAATCGATGGTGTAAACTATAACTTTGTGACAGTAGATGCCAAATCAAATAATGCAACAAATAGCACGGCAACTTTTAATAATGTTACAATTAAACAAGGCATTCCTGCTTCTTATAGATATACAGTCAATGGTACTACCAATCCTTCATACAAATTTCAAATACCGGATGCAACGGTTGACACAACAACTATTGAAGTTTCAGTTCAAGTTTCATCAACTAATACTTCATCTACTATATACAATTCAGCTTCAAATTATCTAACATTAGACTCAGCCTCTACTGTATATTTCCTACAAGAGTCTTTAAATGGAAACTATGAAATATACTTTGGTGATGGTGTTATAGGAAAATTATTATCGGATGGTAATATAGTTAATATTACTTATGTTGCGACTGATGGCACAATGGCTGCCGGCGCAAACAACTTTGTATTAATGGATTCTATATCAGGTTACACAACACTACAAATATTCCCTGTGGTTCCAGCATCAACTGGTGGTGCCAAGGAAGGTATTGATTCTATTAAATTTCAAGCACCTAAAGCGTTCTCATCACAAGGCCGTGCGGTAAGTAAGAGTGATTATATTACTGCTATTCAACAAAACAGTTTAGGTTATTCATTTGATGCAGTTAATGTTTGGGGTGGAGAAGAAAATGATCCACCAATCTATGGACAAGTATTTGTTTCGATAAAACCAGAAGGATCTTATAGTCTAACTGCAACACAAAAACAAAGAATTATTTCTGAAGTTATCAACCCAATTTCAGTAGTAACAGTTACGCCTACAATAGTGGATCCTGATTACACATATCTTAAATTGGTTGTTAATTTAATATACGACCAAACTAAAACAACACAAACAGCTTCACAGATTAGTGAAGGAGTAAAGTCTGCTATACAAACATTTGGTGATAATAATTTAAATACATTCAATTCAACATTCAATTCATATGATTTATTAACTGCTGTTCAAAATTATAACTCATCGATAATTTCAAGTGAATATAAGTTGCAGTTACAGAAAAAATTCTTACCTAATTTAACTAATCCAACCACATACAATTTATATTTTGATGTGCCATTACAGACAAATAGATACACGACTGGTATCAGTAGTTATCCGAGTATGTCATTCAGAGATACAGAAAATCTTTCTACAATTATTGAAGGTGTCTATATTGAAGAAGTGCCTTCATCTACAAATTCAGTAGAATCTATTTCTGTTATTAATCCTGGGTTTAGTTATACAGCAACACCAATTGTAACAATCTTAGGTGATGGTACTGGTGCTACCGGTTATGCTGTGCTTTCTGGAACTGGTCGTATAACAAGTATTGTTATTGATAGTGGAGGTAATGGTTACACTAGTGCATTAGTAGTAATTACTGCTGCTGACGGTGATACTTCGGGTAAAAATGGTGCTGCAGTTGCTAATTTGTCTGGTCGATATGGTACATTGAGAACTTATTATAATAATACAAGCCAAGTTAAAACTGTAATAAACTCTAATATAGGTACTGTAGACTATCAAACTGGTACAATTACATTAAATTCTTTTGCGCCTTATGATGTTGCTGATCCATTAGGCCAATTCTCAATTATAGTAACACCAAGTTCATCAATCATATCTTCATCATACAATAAAATTATTACAATTGATCCTTTCGACACACAATCGATAACAGTTAATGTTATATCCAAAACATGATAGAGTCTGGTCAAAAAACATCTTTATTAATACCATCACAATTACCTGAATTTATTCGGGATAATCCTGACTATTCAAATTTTGTATTGTTTTTACAAGCATATTATGAATGGTTAGAAGAAACAAATAACGTTACTGAACGCACTAAAAATTTATTAAATTATAAAGATGTTGATGAAACAACTACTAAATTTTTAAATTATTTTTATAATGATTTTCTTTCTTATTTTCCAAAAGAAATTTTAGCAGATAAACAAAAAGTCATTAAAGTTGCTAAAGAACTATATCGGTCTAAAGGTACACCAGCTTCATTTCAATTTTTGTTTAGAGTTTTATATAATACCGATGTTGATTTTTTCTATACAAAAGATGCGGTATTAAAAGCATCCTCAGGTAAATGGTATGTTGCTAAAAGTTTAAAATTGGCTAGTGGTAATCTAAATTATTTGGAGACTAGTCAATTAAGAATTATAGGTGAAACAACTAAATCAATTGCAACTATTGAAACGGCAATAATAACTGGTACCAAAGCTGAAGTTTTTATCTCCAATATTGAACGATTGTTTCAATCTGGTGAAATTTCTAGGGTTGTAGATTCAAATAATCGAGATGTATACTTCAAAGATGGTGTTATAGTTGCGTCCACCACAGCAGGCGCAACGATACTAAGGTCCAAAATAGTTGGTCAGATTAGTCAAGTAAAAATAAATCCAGATTTTAGGGGCCTTCTATATCGTTCTGGTGATCCGGTAGTTATTGAAGGTGGATTAAATTCACCCACAGGTTTGGGGGCAACTGCTGTTGTGGGAACTACCACTTCAGGTTCTATAGAACGGATTAACTTAATAAATGGTGGATTTGGTTTTCGTGCGAATCCAAATTCTGAAATTGAAATAACAAATGGTGGTGGCGCCACCGCAGTAGTTGGTAGTTTAGATCCAAGCGCAGCAAATTCAGCTGTCGTGACTATTCCCTCAGATTCTATTGCAATTAGAAGATTAATAACAATTGGAAACACAAACTATAATTTTGCTAATATAGCAACTTCAAATGCAATCACAACTTTAGCAAATGCATTAACCTTCATTACATTCACAACAAATCCTGTTTCTTCTGTAATTCTAGGATCGTCCGGTGGCGGTATTACAGTTACACCTACAGTTCAAGCTAAATCCTATTATGATACAGAATTTGGTGTATCACGGGGTAATTTAGAAAGTTTAGGAATTTTGGCCCCAATAAGAATTATCAATCGTGGTACTGGTTATGTAGCTAATGATAAAATTAATATTGTTGGAGGTTCTGGATTTGGAGCATTTGCAAATGTAATAACTGTAAATGTAACTACCGGTGCAATATTAACTGTTTCATATGTTTTGCAACCAAATAATCCAAATAAACTTCCATTAGGAGGTATGGGTTATAGAAAAAGTGATTTGCCGGCACTTTCAGTTACTTCAACAAATCCATCAGCGACTAATGCTGTATTGGCTGTAACTGGAATATTAGGTGCTGGTACAGAATTTGATGTTAAGACTGACCGTGTGGGTTCTATCACATCTATCAATTTACTTGAATTTGGTGAAGATTATGTTTCAGCTCCTAATGTTTCGTTAAAAGTACAAGATATTGTAGTATCAGGTGTTGTGGTAACTAATTTGCCTCAATTAGGAGATATAGTTTATCAAGGCGCAAGTAATACAGTTTTTACATATAAATCTACCGTTTCTAATATAGAATTATTAGTGCCTTTTGCTGATCCAACAAATTCGCTTTGGAGATTAAGAACTTATAATTATAGTTCTCTTCCAACTTATGGTACACAAATTAAAGTTGATAAAAAAGATATTTTGATGAATATGTCTAATCAGTATCCCACATTTGATGCGGCTACAAGATTTAATGAAAGTGGTGTGATTACTTACGGAGATGGAACAGCAAAAGCAAATGCATCTTTCTTAAACGGATTGGTAATTAGCCAAGGACAATACTTAGATTCCACAGGACAACCAAGCTCGTTTGATGTCTTACAAAGTGAAAATTACAATAATTACACTTATCAAATTACTTTAGAGAAAGAAATAGACAAGTATAGAACAACATTATTGAATTTAATACACCCAACTGGAATGAAAGTTATTGGCAGATATGCTCTGAAATCTAATTCCAAATATAATTTTTCTTTTTCAGATTATATGGAACAAGGCGCTCCATTAGTTTATCATACATCAAATACTAATTCATACGCAGAAATTACAAGTACATTTACGAATCGAAGTAATAATATTATCAAATTATATCAACTTGGTAATACAACAAATATACAAACTTTCATATTTACAGGTAACTCTATTACATTAACAACTTCTGCTGGATTTAAAGTTCATTCAGAAGTTTTATCCGTCAGTAAAACTTCAACATCAAATACTATTATATTAAAAGATAATGTATGGTTGACATTTGCGAATGTGGCTAATGTCTCTGGAAATACTGGGGAAAACTTCATAAATATAAGAAACTTAACAAACTCTTACAATATTATTAATAATGGAACTTATACTTATCCGGCATATCCAATAAGAGATATAGCATATATTGGAGATAAAGTTCTTTTTGCAAACGGTACACAAGAAAAAACTATATCTGGTATTGATTATGTTAATGGTCGTATAACTTTAACAACAAATCTTGAGTTCAATACAAGCAATGGTTTCATGTCCGTTCAAAGAACTGTAATTACCAATAATGTTAGAATCGATAATGTCGTGGAATAAACATAAATAAAATATGGCCAATCAAAATTTACTAACCTATAATTCAAAAGTCACACAGGTAAAGCAAGACTTCTATGCTCCTGTTGCTATATTTCCAGGTACGACAGCTGTTGTAAGCACAGTATATGCTTTTTTAGCCCATGTCACTCCTTGGGATAATGATTCTGTTCCTGTTCCTACACAAGACCAACAAAATATTAAAAACATATTCAAAAGTATGTTTGTGGCCAAAAAAATTACATCGAATGATATTAGTCCTGTAATTGAAAGAATCAATTGGGTTTCTGGTACAGTTTATGATTATTATCAAGATAATATTAATATGTTTGCTGTCAATGGTTCTGGGTTTTTAATAAAGAAATTTTATGTAAAAAACAAATACGACCAAGTTTTCAAATGCCTTTGGAATAAAAATGGTATTGCGTCTATAGACGAACCTTTTTTTCAACCAGGATCATACGGCAACTTCAACATTTATAGTGGATCGGATGGGTATAAGTGGAAATACATATACACACTTCCTATTGGTTCTAAACAAAAATTCATGGATACTAATTTCATGCCTGTTCCTGTTGGCGCCAATACAATTGTGGCGTCAGCCACAACAGCCAAGGCCGGTAATATAGATATTATTGGTGTTGTCAATGGTGGTTCTTTATATTCTCCGGGAACTGCTCCAGTTAATGTAGTTATTACTGGTGATGGAACTGGTGCGGCCGCAACAGCAGAATCAACTGGTGGAGTAATTACTAATATTATAGTAACCAATCAAGGTTCCAATTATACACACGCAACTTCAACAATAGTATCAGCCAATGGTTCTGGAGCAATACTTACAACTCCTGTGTCTCCAATTGGAGGTCACGGATATGATGCAATGGACGAATTAGGATGTACAAAAACGATGTACACGGTAGAATTTAATGGTTCTGAAGGTGATTTAGTGCCAACATCTATTGATTATCGTCAAGTTGGTTTATTGATAAATCCAGTATCATTAAGTTCGTTTCCTTCACCTGCAAGCGGAGCAATATATCAAATAGCAACTAATATATCAGTTGCTTCAGGTTTTGGAGTTTATGCAAATGATGAAACGGTTTATCAAGGATCAAGTTTAGCTACCGCCACTTATTCTGCCACAGTTTTAGATTTTAATGCCGCAACCAATGTTGTTAGGCTGATAAATATAGTCGGAACACCAAAAATTGATTCACAATTATTTGGGAATACATCAGGAACAACAAGAACATTATTATTTGTTAATAATCCAGACTTTCAAATATTTTCAGGTTATATTACATATGTTGAAAATAGGTCAGGTATTCAAAGAAGTGCTGATGGAATAGAACAATTTAGATTTGTCTTAGGTTACTAAAGGGAATAAAATGCCTCTGAATTTTAACGTAGATCCGTATTATGATGATTTTGATCCAGCAAAAAACTACCATCGGATACTTTTTAAACCTGGGTTTGCTATTCAAGCGAGAGAACTAACTCAAGCTCAAAGCATATTACAAGACCAAGTTACTAAATTTGCTGATAATATTTTTAAACAAAATACACCAGTAACTGGTGGACAAACCACAACAAATTTTAATTGTCACTATATCAAACTACAAGCAACTTCTAGTGGTGTTTCAGTTGATGTTACCCAATTTAATAATAAATTAGTTATTAATGACACGGGAAAAGTAGTAGCCAAAGTTATTGCTGTTGCTGCGGCAACGGGTGAAGAGCCACCAACTTTGATTGTTTCTTATAAATCTGGTGTTCAATTTCAAGATGGTGAGACAATATACGTTGCTTTAGCACAAAATATAACTGCTCAGGCAATTACTTTAAATGCAACAGGTTTTAGTTCCGTTGTTTCTATTGCACAAGGTGTATTTTATATTTCAAGTAATTATAAGAGACCTTCTGATGGACTCACTATATCAAATGGTACTTTTGTTCAAGTTAATCCACAAACAGTTATTGTTGATAAGTATAGTAATGTACCATCAAAACGTATTGGTTTAACTATAGATGAGACAATTCAAGACTATGTGGGTGATACATCATTATTAGATCCAGCAATTGGTGCATCAAACTATCAAGCCCCAGGTGCTGATAGATATTTAATCA